GATTTTCTTGGTAAGGTATGTGATAATAAGATTGAACCATATATTGAAAAATGTTTTGACGAGTTAGCAGATTATTCTAACGCATTTAAAAATGCCATGGTTATGAAACGAGAAGTAATTGCTGATAAAGGTATATGGGTGGCAAAGAAAAGATACATGTTAAATGTTCTTGATGAGGAAGGTGTTAGACTTTCAGAACCTAAACTTAAACTTATGGGTATTGAGGCAGTTAAATCATCTACGCCTGGTGTTTGTCGTGTTAAGATTAAAGAGGCAATCAAAACCATTATGGGTAAAGAAGAAACTGATTTACATAAACTTGTTGCAGACTTTAAAAAAGAATTTTTTGAATTACAACCAGAGGCTATTGCTTTTCCTAGAAGCTGTAACAACCTTAAAAAATATAGAGATAGTGCAAACATCTTTATCAAAGGTACACCAATCCATGTGAAAGGTGCATTGATATATAATTATCAGATACATAGACTTGGTTTACAAAACAAATACCCTTTGATACAAGAAGGCGACAAGATTAAATTTATCAAACTAAAGTCGGCTAATCCATTTAAGTTTGATGTGATTAGTTATATGACTACACTACCAGATGAGTTTGAAATAAAACCTTATGTAGATTATGATATACAATTTCAGAAAACTTTCCTTGACCCTATGCGTTTCATTCTGGATGCTGTCAATTGGAAAGAAGAACCACAAGCAAGTCTGGAGGCTTTCTTTGGATAATTTCCCAACAAAAAAATATGGAGTTATATATGCAGACCCTCCGTGGCATTTTAAAACAAGGTCAGATAAAGGCAAGGATAGAAGTCCTGAAAAACATTATCCTGTGCTTAGCATTGCTGACATTTGCAGGTTACCTGTTAGCGACATTGCTACAGACAATGCAGTCCTTTTAATGTGGGTTGTAGACCCTTTATTAGACCAGGCGTTTAAAGTTATAGACGCCTGGGGTTTTAAGTACAAGACCGTAGGTTTTACATGGGCAAAAACAAATAAAAATACTATGGGATTTTTTACAGGTCTAGGATATTGGACTAGAGGTAATCCCGAAATGTGTTTACTTGCAACAAGAGGTAGACCAAAAAGAATACATAAAGATGTAGCACAATTAGTTGTGTCACAAAGAGGCAGACATTCAGAGAAACCTTTATTACATAAAGAAATAGAAAGATTAGTAGGCGGCCCATATCTTGAAATGTTTGCAAGAAAAAAACCTTATCCTAATTGGGATTATTGGGGTAATGAAGTATGACAATATTTTTAGCATTGACTTTATCAGCATTATGTGTTATAGTACCTGCTTTAATGTTATGGAAAATGAATAATGAAGACCCTAAATAGAGAAGAAGCACAACATGTTGCTAATATATTCTCCGATTACTTTGATAAGTTTAGTCGTATAGACCAATATATGCGTGACCAGAAAATGGCACAAATAGAAACTATACCTACAGCTTTGCCTGGTATGGGTTTAGATACAGAATTATTTGATGATTTTACCATGTCACCACAGGTCATGGATTTACAAGTTGTAGAATTAGATAATCATACATGGGACACCTGTATTAATATGATATCAAGTCATAGTAATATGGTCAGTATTCCAGGTAAAAGTTTAAAACTTGCAGTAAAAGAAATGAACACAGGCAAGTATGTTGGTTTTATGAGATTTGGTTCGCCAGTTATTAACATGAGACCTAGAAATGTTTTACTAGGTAATGTACCAGATTTGCCAGTATTTAACAAGACTGCTATTATGGGTTTTGTAATTGTACCAGCACAACCATTTGGTTATAATTATCTTGGTGGTAAATTGTTAGCTGCCTTATGTTGTTCTCATCAAGTAAGAGAGATGTTGAATAAAAAGTATGATATGAATTTAGTTATGTTTGAAACCACAAGTTTATATGGTAATAGTAAATCTGCTAGTCAATATGATGGTATGAAACCTATGTTAAAAAATAGAGGTCTAACTGATAGTGATTTTATTCCTATGATACATGGTAAACCATTTAAAGATATGTTGGCATATGTTGAAGATAAAATTGGTGTCTTTATTAAAGAAGACGCTTCTAGTAGGAAGTTAAAAATTACAACTGCTATACAAGGTCTAATAAAGAAAGCATTAGATGGTGATGACCTAGAAAAATTTAAATCTACGATTGTAAATGCAAAAAAACTTACTGAACAAAAAAGATATTATGTGAGTAACTATGGTATAGAAAACTATATAGATATTGTAAATGGTAAAACAAATGAGATTGTCAAAGCACCAAATTACGATAGATTCCATGATAACGAACTAATAGAATGGTGGAGAAAGATGGCCACCAAAAGATTTGACAATCTAAATAAGGATGGTCGTTTACGAAATGACCTAGAAGTGTGGACTAAAGATAGTCAAATTGACATTATCAGATGACGCTTGACATTATGAACAAAATGATATATATTAGGAGTATAAATGAGTGATTTTTTAAAAGATATAATAAAAGAAACCGGTAATGAATATGCTACTTTGGCAAAAGACGGTGTTGCTGGAGGTGATGTTGATTCGTTTATTGATACAGGTTCATATTCTTTCAATGCATTATTATCCGGTTCTATTCAAGGTGGTTTACCAAACAATCGTATCACAGCAATTGCTGGTGAGGCTGCGACAGGTAAAACATTCTTTGCATTAGGCATAGTAAAAAGTTTTTTAGATAAAGACCCTAACGCAGGTGTTATCTATTTTGAATCAGAGAATGCTATCTCAAAAGACATGATTGAAAGTCGTGGTGTAGATAGTGGTAGAATACTGGTAATGCCAGTTGCAACAGTACAAGAATTCAGAGCTCAATCAATTAAAGTGATTGACAAATATTTGGAACAACCAGAAGCAAGTAGAAAACCTATGTTGTTTGTATTAGATAGTTTAGGTATGTTATCTACTACAAAAGAAATGGAAGATACGGCTGCTGGTAAAGAAACAAGAGATATGACAAGGTCACAAATTGTCAAATCTACTTTCAGAGTATTGACTTTAAAACTAGGTCAAGCAGGTGTTCCTATGATAATGACTAATCACACTTATGATGTGATTGGTTCTATGTTTCCACAAAAAGAAATGGGTGGCGGTTCAGGTTTGAAATACGCTGCTTCATCAATCATCTACCTAAGCAAAAGAAAAGAAAAAGATGGCACAGAGGTAGTTGGCAATATTATACATTGTAAAAACTTTAAATCAAGAATAACAAAAGAGAATGCTCAAATAGATGTAAGACTAACTTATAAAACTGGTCTTGACAGATACTATGGTCTTTTAGAACTCGGCGAAGAAGCTGGTGTCTTTAAGAAAGTATCTACAAGATATGAAATGCCAGATGGCACCAAAGTTTTTGGTAAGTCAATCAATACAGAGCCTGAAAAGTATTACACAAAAGAAATATTGGAAAAGATTGATGACTATACAAAACAAAAATTCACCTACGGACAAGACGAAGACTAGAAGATATGTTTTTGCTCAAAAAGAGGGCGCTGAACATTCTTGTATCAAGTTGACAGAGGGTAAATTCAAAGATGTAATTTACCACTATGGTAGAGTTGCGTTTGCGCCTGAATCAGAAATGAAAAAAGGCAAACTACCAATGAAGTTTGATTATACTGTTGACAGTAATCCTCGTAATCTTCTCCTGCTTGACAATAAGCAGTTTATAGATTATATTGGTGATATATTATTAGAACTATTAGAAGAGAAATTAAAAGATGGCACAGCAATCCAGAATTGAGAATACAATAATCAGTAGTTTGTTCTTCAAAGAAGAATACACTAGAAAAGTTTTACCTTTTATCAAAGAAGAATACTTTGGCAATCGTGTTGAACAATTATTGTTTGGTGAAATATTTAAGTTTGTAGAGAAGTATAATAATCTTCCTACTAAAGACGCCATTCTAATTGAACTTAATAGTAGAAGAGATATTAACGAAGAAGAATTAAATAACATAAAAGATTATGTTGTTGCTGTAGAAGATACAGACCAAGATGACCAATGGTTATCAGAAACTACAGAAAAGTTTTGTAAAGACCGTGCTGTTCACAATGCCGTATTAAGTGGTATAAAAATACTAGATGGCAAAGATAAGAAACAAACGCCAGAGGCAATACCACATATTTTATCAGACGCATTAGCAGTATCATTTGACAAGTCAGTTGGTCACGATTATATAGAAGACGCTGAAGAAAGATTTAAATTTTATCATACAAAAGAG